TCTGTATCTACAATGAGGAAGTTTTTCTAGAATTGATGTAAGAGATTTTGCTTTAAATAGATGGGCTTCGTCGCCAATGACTACACCAAAATGTTGAAACCAAGTCTTAGGCATCTTATAGATTGATTGCCAAGTAGTGATTACCACATCATCTGTAATATTATCTTTCCAATCTTTTTTACTCGTGCCTGTAATCATACGAATATTTAATTTATTACCATAGTCATCAAAGTCCTTAGCCATTTGATAGACTAAAGATATTGTTGGTACAATGATAAGTTTTTTATGGGGGTAAAATCTAGATAACATGTATATCATTAGAGACTTACCAGAACCAGTTGGTGATAGTAGTAAACACCGATTATTTCTTACGGCGTGTACAAAACCATCAATCTGATAGTCTCTGGGAGTTATCTTTAGTTTTAGTCTTTCAACAAATTGACCACACTCAAATGCGGAGAATTCATTAGATACATCAGAGTCTTGTGTATCAATAGAATAATTTCTATTCTTGGCAAAAGACTTTACTTCTTCTAGAAGCCCTTTGTAGATCTGTTGGGTATTCAGATTATAGAGATATATTTTACCATTCCACATACGAGATTTGTATGTTGGCATGAAGCGATATCCTGGAACATAGAAAGAGAAGTGTTCGTGTATCTCTTGGGCGATACCTCTCTCACAATCAAGTCTTACAAAGACTTCATTATATTCTTTTACTATTATGTCTGTGTTTACAGTTTCCAAAATGCCACCTTTGCATCGACAATCCCTTTCCTACTTTACCACAATGTATACATTTTATAGCAGGTTCTTTGTCTAGTTTTTCTTTTAATTTTCTTTTACTCTCTTCGTTCCATTCAGATTGTTTATATTTATTTTTCATACCTTTATTCCACGGAGTACTATTCTTCATTCTATGTGAATGTTTTTTAGAAGATTCTTTTTGTTTGAATGTTCTATCTTCTCCGGTCAAAACCAATTTTGTATTACTACAATCGGCATTTTTTCTACAAGGAGGACCATGGAGTTTATTTCCAATAGTTTTCATATAATGTGATAGTTTTTTCTTCGTTTCTTCTGAATGGGGAAAAGAATATGGATAGTTTCCTTTCATACCAGCATTCCATGATGGAACTGAATGATGTTCTAGTAAGTTTATAAAATCTTTAAGTTCTTGATCAGAAATATTACAAGGTTCTATGTCTAATAAATCAGACATAGATGTATCAAATAAATAAGTTTTGCTGGACATAAAAGCCTCCTTCGGGTTGTCTAGAGTTAGCGGAGATTGCGACTCTCGTGGCTAACACTTTTATTTATAAAGTTATAAATCTCCAAAGTTGGTTAGACGACGCCAATCCAACGCATTTTTTATAATCCAGTTTCTTCCATTGATACCCTTCATTATTTCTTCCAAAACATCAACAATTTCTTGTTGCATAGATATTTTTAAATTCATTTCAATCATTTCAGAATCTGAATCCACATAATCATTTATATCAGCCTTCAAAATGGTTTTTAACTGGGGTTGTCTACCAATCTCAGTTAAGTCTTCAGGATTATTTAAATCACCTCTGAAGTATTCAGATAATGTTTTGGCAAGTTGTTTTTTCTTTAAAAATAGACTTTTGAGTTTAAGTCTTTCTTTATATAATATTGATAGATACTTAGCATGTAATACGGGAATATTTAAACTTTCTGTATCTAGTTCAACACTATCAATTGGAGCGTCTTTTCTCCAAGCTTCGGCAATATCTTCAATTTTCAAGATTTAAATCCTTATTCACGATTAAAAATATATTATATCACACAGACTCTATTGTGTAAAGAGTATATCTAAAAGTAACAGTGGCTTCTAGATAATCAATATCAGTAGCAGTAGTTGAGAATGTAAGTTCAGATAGAGATTCGGGAAACATATTCTGAAACTTTACACGAAGATTAGGATTATATTTACTTGATAGAATTGATAAAGTAGCATCAGATACGTTTCTCTGATTTCTGCTAAGTTGTTGAAAGTTTTTATATTGGTCAAAATTTTCTGGTGATCCTAATCCAACTAACCAATTATATATCTCTAGATAATTTATCATATCTTCGTCTACACGAAAAGTCAAGTTAAAAGGAGAGTATGTAATTTTTTCTCCAGCAAGAGGAATATCAGTAAAAGGATTGGTTTGATTAGAAGTACCAATAGATACTGGAGGTATACTAGCTGATTGTGAAAAATATGACACTGTTGGTATTCTATCTAATACCAATCTGAAACCTGTCTGTCCTAAAAAGTTTTTGTTATCAGGAGTTGCCATACAATGTATCCTTTATAATATCAACTATTTATTTATAAAAAAAGAGGGGAGCCGAAGCCCCCCTCTAGTTCTCGTTGGGTTAAACCCAATCTTATTATTACATAAGATTTGAAACGATTGCACTACGATAGTAGATATTCTTTTTCGAAAAAGAGATAGCACCATCGGCAGCGGTTGTTGCAAAAGGATTAGCGACGATGCCGTAGCGAGTCTTAAATCCAATTTTTGGCTGGAAGGTATTCTCGCCAACTGCACGAACCATCTGTAGTGGAACATATGGGCAGTAGAAGAGACCAGCATCAAATGCGCTTGAACCCTTGTAACCAATGGTGTAGTACTGATCACCAGAGGCACTTGAGAAGTATGGGTCAACATAAACGCGGACCCGACCATTTAGCACACCAGCGAAAGTGTTACCTGTATCGTCTACGTTTAGGTTGGAACTGAGTGCTGGAGTGTAATCAAGAACACCAGCCATCTGTAGGGCAGAAGCTACGTCTGAACCACAGATTAGAACGTTACCCTTACCACGCCGGGTTGACTTGGCGATTTGGTTAGCGTCGCGCTCGATCTGGAAGATTAGACCCTTGAAGCGTTCTACTGACCAGCGACCGTTTGCATCAACGTCTAGGTTGAAAGTACCAGAGGTTGTTACGTTATCCTGAGCACCTGCGGTAGCGGTATAGTTGATTGTACGAACTACTTCGCGGTTGATTTCAGCGAGGATTTCAGCAGATAGGATGTTGGATAGTTCTGTTTCTGCGTCTAGACCGTGAATAGCCCTTAAATCTTGGGCTAGTTCCATGGTGTACTCAGCTTTAAGGGCGCGAGATACAGCAGTTACAGAGACCTTCTCAACTGAGAAAGCCATTTGTTGGAATGCGTTCGTAGAACCATCGCCGAGAGCTTCTGATTCAGCGGTGGTCATGCCAGTGCCGACGGTATACCCAGTACCTGATGCACGATCGGTTGGATCGCTACCAGATTGAGCATTATTACCACCGTCGTTAATAACACCGAGAGATGCAGTGTTACCAGAAGCAGAGGCAGAAAATGTGGTTACTGCTTCGTTATAGAGGGCTTCGTCGCCACCTTGAGTTGAGAAACGTGAACGCATCGCGAAGATTAGACCTGTTGGACCAGTCATTGGCTGGACACCGCAGACATCGTATGCGATCATATTTGGCATTGAGCGACGAACTAGTGAAATGAGGACAGGATCGAAAATATCGACTGAACCGTCACTAGCGGTAGAAGAAGAAGCGCCCATAGCATTAACTGGTGCTGCTTCGCCTAGTAGTGTTGGTGAATGATAACCGCCAGAACCAAAACCCTGTTCACGGGCAGAAATCTCTTGGTTTTCTAGTAGTTGAGCGACGACAGCACGCTTATGAGGATCCTTGATCTCACCGAGATCTGGATGTTCAAGAACTGGCTGCCACTTCTTGAGTAGTTCTTCATTTAACATTGGTATTAACTCCTTTTTAGTACCATTATTTTTATTTATTAGAAATTATTATTTCTTTACAGTTCTAGAAATAGCAGCGGCGTAGTGTGCCATGCTTCCAGTCACCTTCTTACGAACCTCTTCTTCGAGTGGTTCTTCTTCGTCAATAATAGATTCAATCTTATCTTCATCAGCGAAGTAACTTTCCTTAATCATGGAAACTTTACCACGATAGTCTTCTTCTGAAACAAACTCAACAGCAGAAGCTAAGTCATTAAACTTCTCTTTATTTGCAACAGTTAGATCTTCGGAAATTTCTGAAACGATAGAATCTTTAACAAGAACTTCAATTTTATCATTGAATTCAACATTTTTTTCGATTTCCTTGTTAAGGCTTTCTTCTAGTTCATCTACCTTATCGGATAGATCGCCTAGAATATCTACCTTATCTTCTGGAATATCAATATAAGATTCTTCGAAAAGTTTCTTTAGACCGCCAATAAATTCTTCAGCGATCTCGGTACGAATACCGTTTTCCATAGCTAGACGATTCTCATCGGCCCACTGTTCGACTACGTAGTCAAGATAGGAATCCATCTTTTCTACCATGTCTTCGTGATTCTTTTGAGATTCGATTAGATTATCGGTTTCAATCTTTTCTGATAGTTCGGAGAGCTTTTCATTAATTTTAGTGATTACAGCAGCCTCAAAGATTGTGGTTGCTTTATTTTTAAACTCTTCTGAAAGATCTTCGTTGCCGAATAGAGCTTTAACATCATCTTCTAGATCGATGTCATCTCTTGTTACAGTGATTGGTTCTGAAGTTTTAATATCTTCTACGATATCTTCTTCGTTTTCGTTTGTTTCAGTCTCTTCACC